TTTACTCCGAGATGTTCAAGGTATATGATATCAGAGAATGACCCCCACTCCACCTCTTGTCCGGTGGCTTTATATATGAGGTCATCAAACTCATCATCCCCGTAATCATACGTTACAATGTCTGTTTCCCTTCTATCGAAAGAGAATATCCAGTTGTATTGTTTATCCGTCTCGAAGTCCTGTGCTGTGCTTAGACCTATCTCTTCATCAGTGGTAAGTAACACATCCACATTAATACCCATAGAAGGTAGGAGCTTGGTGATAAGGTACACCCCTAACCTGTCATCCAATGTTTCGGATAGAATATAGGTTGTACCCTTGTATGAGTATGAGGCGAAGTCCGGTGTACCATTACATACGTAATCACAATGGGCAACGGCAAGGATGTTACTACCATTATCCTTGAAGTAATAGTTACTTTGGTCTGGTATTAGTTTCTTCTCATCCATCAAGCAGATAGATTTGAGTTCGTTTATATTAATTTGTAGAGATTTCATTGTCCCCCTTTACATAACTAGAATCTCGTGGTACATCGGGAACTTGCACAGTTAAGATATTAGAGAATCTTTCAGGTGCAAATGAGTAAGTATAATCATCTATATAGTATGGAAGTTGAGCACGATAGAACCCGCCGGGAAAATCACGAGTAACAACAATCCACCATCCGCGATATCGTTCAACTCCTGCTACTCCGATGGTAACAGCTAAAATATTATCCGACAACTTACCAATCATTATCTCCTGATAAGCAGGTTGTACAGTAACCTTATCAATACATATATCATCTTCCCCATCATCGTCCTCCTCTGCTTCACAACATTCATCTTCGCTTGTCCATTCACCACACACATCGCAGTGGTGAAGTTCAGACTCAGCACAATCTTGACAATATGATTCACCTTCTTTCGTAACAATCACATCATCCTTCTTTATCCAGTCCTCACAGCACTCAACACATGTGTAACCTAGACGCTCAGCACAATCAGAACAACAAGCATTTCTGTGTCCCAAGTCAATGCTGTCATTATTGTGTTGCCAACCTCCACACCAATCGCATTGAGTATACCTATCATCTCGACAAGAATAACAACAATCCAAGTCGAAATCATAATCATCCTCATCTACATTATTATCACAGTGTTCACAGTATTGTCCATTATCTGCATAGTCCAGTAGTGGGTCATGTTCTCCACTCTCATCATAATCACTATCATATCTAAGAACGAGGCTCTTTGTATTATCAAGTAGTGACTGGTCATTACTCAGGAGGAATCCAGTATCCGAGTTAGTGTACAAAACATTCAATTCAGATTGAACACTCACTCGTTTGTATGAGAACCCCAATGTATCAGAGATTGCTCTAGTCATATTGAATTGATTAAGACTACTACTATCTGAATAGAAGTTGGAGAGTAGAAATACCTGTTCATCTGTATCAAGAAATTGACCAACTGGAATTATCCAACATCTTGCAACCCCGTTACTATCACGAAGTAACTCACTCTTGTAAAACTTGATGAAGCATCCCCCCTCATTTCGTATCAGCATACGAGCACGCTGGCGGTCGGTCCAGAAGCATGATTCCTCATCACCAAAACATCCGGCTCGATAGTTGGCGATAGGGTCAAATTCAAAGTGTAACGAATCCCCGCCACTCATCTCCTTACCTACAATGTTACCTAACTTAGAGGTGAACTCATTAGGTAGTCTGATTTGTTGAGTCTGCCACGCCCACTTTAGTATGCGCTTGATGATTGAACCTTGATATTCTAACCCGTCCTTCTTAGTCGCAACCCCCATCCAACCAAAGGGACAAGAGCCATCACTATTCTCAACCCATAATGTAGCCGTTGTGCAACCAAGTTCATTCAGCCCATCAATCACAGCCTTACGTGACACCTTACCGAGTTCACTTGGAAGTCCTGCTGTATGCATCACATTTGATTTTACTAATTCGAAAATACTGTGGATATTATTTGTCTCATATCCTTGATGGTATGGATAACTAATAGTCTCATCAATCAGATTCATCTTATTCCTCCTCACTATCATCTCGAAGTGTGATTATCTCACCACAAATTAATTCGATATTCTCAAGCCACTCGGCTTTGAATTGATTTGTAACTGCAACATCATCTCTGGTTCGTATTTCTCCTATTCGATTATACCAACATATTGGTTCTCGTTCACCAGCAGTAGAGTCAGTAAAATAGAGAGTTAATCCACCGAATAACTCAAGGGTTTTCGAATGAATAAACTCATCATCCCACATACTCGTACGAGTTCGTTGGTCTTTTATTACTGTTGCTTTGAAGATACGACTATCATACGTAACCTTACTGTGATACCTTAGTTGTGCCATTGGTTTAGCCTCCTTTTCTATATTCCAAACTTTACATACATCAGCCCAAGTTATAGCGTAACTGTCCGGCTCTGTTGGTACGTTCGCAATTGCTGTCCAGTCCCAATCACATTGTGGATTATCCGGCATCTCTACTCCTTCTCATACTTAGTCCTATCCAGTGTAGTATGGTCATTATCAATATCATTCAACCACACTGTCTTGACACACCACGAGGGAATAGCGAAAGCCAGTAGTATATCCCTCTTATCATCATACGTAAGACGATACACTATCTTCTTTACCTTACCGTTCTCTATCCCCATCTCAATTATTTGAGTATCATTCAGGGTTGTGGTCAGTGGTAACTTAATACCCTCGTCCTTCGCCTCCTTCTTAGCGTGCTTAGTATAAATAAGACACAGCCTCAAGTTACTGTATGGATGTGTCATAGCGTAAGGTAGATAGATATCCTTATGATATAGAATCATATGGGATAATCTCACAACCATCAACTAGGGTTGCACATCCGGCATCTACATACTTATTCGCCACCGCTAATGCACAATCCCTATCGAAATGAGTAAAGACTTCCATCATATCACCATCATAATTCTCCAGTGTTACGTACCACTCACCAACTTGCTCATCATAATCTAAGTATACAATCATTTCGTTTCTCCTTTATGAATACCATTATCTACGAGGTCATACTCGTAGGCGATATCACCATATCCAATAGCGAGTAGAAAGTTTTGCAAAACTCTATCGGCTAGTGAATGTGCTGATTCTGTATCATCCATTTCTTGTGCTGTTCGCAGGTTGCGTATACACTTCTCAATCTCTGCTGAGTAGTCCATTATCTTATCCTTTCTACATATAGTGGGATTTGTGTAACACTCTTTAGGAGTCGGCTACGACAAACTCAGTGAATACGGGCACACCTATACCTCCCTATCATCAAGGGTCTAGCATACGTAAGGGTTGAATCAACTGTTACTTTCTACCCTTCATTGCATCAATTACTTTCTTGAGTGTGGTGTACTTTACTTCCACCGCTGTGATGTGTTCGCTGAGTGTGATACCATTGAAGCGTACGTGACCGAGAGCGATAAGACTTTCACTCATGCTTATCTCCATAGCCGCCCGCCCGACCTTACCGAAGATGTCTTGCCTTTGATACATTGCAACACCGTCCTTATATACTGATTGTAACATTGTTATCCTCCTATTGAATTGGTGTGAATGTTTGAACACTTACTGGATAGAATGAGAAGTCACCATACATTTGCTGACTTATTTGTACACGATACAACCAATCATTCATATCAATCTTCTTATTGGTGATGGTTGCATCTTCCAATGCACTCTTACTTACATGAGATTCAATGTATGTTTTCTGTGCATTGAATGTATATATCTGCTTACGTACACTAAATGGAGTACATATTACAATGAGAGTCATTGTGAATGTGATAACAATCATTATCCATCCACTCATTACCCAACCCATGCCGTCATTGTAAGACCACGATGGTTTACTATAATGATAAAGTCTATCCTTCTCCTTCTCTTGTTCTTTCCATCTCTTTACATAATAGAGGTAATCAACAGTACCGGGCAATACGAATAACCCAACTGTGACTAGTAGTGCAATTACTGTAATGATAATCCATCCTAACATTGTTATCTCCTCTCAACTAGTTGTATGTTCATCACATTATTCTCAAGTGTGAACAGTTGAATGAAACTATCCCATAATAAATCAGGGACAATACCCCTACCTACTTGGTAGTCCAGCCCATCCTTTGTATAGATAAGCACCCACCAGTAGTCAATGCCCTTGTGTTCATACTCTAGTCTGTAATCTTTCAACCTTCCTCCTTATCTATGTATTCAATACTCTCAATCATCTCTGGAGAATACCTGTCATTATCAGCATACCACGACCCATAATATATAGCGGAGCGTGAAGCCAAGAAGGTTTGCCCTCCATTCAAAGCCATGTGATTAGTACACCAAGACTCTCCGATATAATTACCCGGTGTTAGCTCCTTCTTGATAGTGATACGAGCCTCATGATATATGAGTTGTGTCATCACATCACCTCAATAGTGTATCCCATTCCACCGCACTGTACGAATTGGACTTGCTTGGTTGGATGAGGGAGAGCATGACCCCCACTATCACCTATCACATGGTCACAAGCATCAGCCAATGAGGGGAAGAACCATACCCCTGTGATAATCACATTGTATTCACTTACGAAATCCTCACGTACTACCTTGAATTTCATTTCACCGTCTCCTTTAGTATAGTATAAACCTTGAAGTAGAAATCATAAGCCTCGTGGTCATTCACATTCTCACTCATCATACTACTCGCACGTCTGAGTGATTCGTGTTCACCCCATGACTTGACCCACATTGTAGCAGTACGTTGTGGTGTAGTCCATGTTGGCATCATGTTACTGCCTCGCTAATACACAACTACACTTGGGGCACACGAGAAGTTGAACAGTAGTGTTTGGATATGGAGTATGTTCATCAACAATGAGGAACTCCTGTTGTATAGCAAGGAACTTCTCACCCTCTGTTAGTTCGTAGTCATTGTCTGGGTCATACCCATATGTATACTTACATGCTGGACACGTGTTCATGTTATCTCCTTTTGATTAGATTAGGATTGTCACGTATGCAATCCTTACAATAGAACGTGGTCTCTTTCAATCTCTCACCTGCCCATGTACCATAGGCTATCTTGAATCTTTCACCACACTTGGGACACCAGAATGAGGGTTCACTACCAACAGCGTGCATTATCTTACGTAAGAATACCTTGCTCATTACACACCGGCTACCCTCACTTGCACCTTCCTCGAAGTAACCGTTACTAAACCACGGGGATTTTACTTGTGTGTCTGCCATAATACATACTCCTTATTCGAATGGTGTTACCTTACCACACAACATATGATATCACATATGCATCAACAGGTCTAGCAATGGTGGCACAATATGTACGAATACTATCAGCCACATGATTAACAGAAATAACAACGTGTGCTTCTGTCTCCGTAAGCCACACCTTACGTACTGTGTACCCAGAAAAACTACTACACCATAAATCTAATGTATTCGTTACCCATTGTGGTATCGTGTTCATCTTATTCTCCTTATCTAATGTATCCCGAATTGGATACGAATAACTAAAGTGATAGTGATACCCTGAAAGAATTAGGGAATGATACGCTAGTGTGGTGACAACCATACTCTACATGTGATTGAGATATCTCAAGTGTTTCGATATCATAACTGTTTATCACCTTGAGTAAGGCTTCATATACTATCGCACCAGTATCTTCTAGCATACCGCGTGTCATGTCCCTACATTTTGGGGTTCTCCAGTCCATGCAAGAGTGCGTGTTCTTGCACACTGTGCCCTCCATCCATGTTTCATATCCATTATCCAACCCGCCATTGGATAATAGGAACTTACGTATAAGAAGGGACACCTCTAACAAACAGTCATTCGCTTTGTCATTGAGTGCATTGTGTTCTTCTTCACCATACATATAGTCCTCCTTACTAATGTGTGCAAGTATCCTAATGGATACGAAAGCCCGTGTGATATACCAGAGGTGGAGATTGTAATAGGTCTGCCACCTCTGGTAAGAAGTAGCGTGTTACTAACGTGCCCACTAATAGAGTGGACAACTGACCGCATTATCCTGCATCTCAAGCATCCAGTCAAGTGACATTCATCCTGAATTTTTGTGACATTCTTCCATCCCACTTGTTATGCTCGCACACGTGGTCAATGCACATGTACACAACGCACCTGTTATAATACCATGTGTAGTCTCTCACTTATCATGTACATGTAAGACACAACATAAGACAATCATCTTATCAGACAGGTGCATCTATACTACACATAAGCCCACTTGCTCATGCTTTATACATGGTCATATACCCTGTGCTATACGTGTACCTAAGCAACGGTTACTTACCCTATGCTATAAGTGATTTATATACCAAGTCATGTACACCTGATATATAAACCACTTATGCCCTCAATGCGAGGGCATAAGCGTGTGTGGGTGAATTACTTTGCGAGTGCTTTTTTCAAGACTGCAAGTTGTTTGGCATCCAAGTTGCTAAGCAGTTTAGCAACATCACTCTCTTCGGGCGTGATAACCGGTGCGGTTTTGTCAATCCCAAACCAGAACGTGCCTTGCACGTTACCCGGCATGTCCTTGACCCATTTCGACCCTGCAAGTTTTGTCATCTTGCCTTTGCCGTCCTTTGAAAGACCATAGTCATTCGTGATATCAAACTTCAAGAACACAGTCTTGCCGTCAAACATTGCACTTGCACCATCACCAACAGACCGCCAAACATTAGTCTCGACCTTTGTTACTACAACCTTCTTCTCTTGCTTTGCCATGTGATTACTCCTTGTCGGGTGAGTGTGGCGAGTGGCGAGTGCCGCTCTTGCCGAACCGACACATCCAGCATCCCTGATTCCAATGTCATGTTTCAAGTGTCTTTCATCCTAGAACAAACTATTACATTTATCATGGATTTTTACCCTGATTTTATGACAATGTAATATGACAACCTATGATAGATGTAATAAACTATTCGCATAGCTATCCTGTTTGTTGCAAGAAGTATGCCAGTATATAGAACAAAACCCTAAAAAATCCATGTTTTGGAAATTTTAGGAAATGACATATGGTACGATACCTATACGCAGAAAACCATTCGCATAGATATAACTTTTAGGTCTAAAAGATGCGTATAGATAAGAGATTGGCATACATCATGCAACCAATAATCATAGTGGATTACTTCGCATAGATATATAACCTACATTGTACAAACATTATACAAGATAGTAGAATAGCGTGGATATATTGACAATGTATAATGTATGTATAATGTTTACGCTTGAAGTAATCGTAGTTATCCCCATATACAATGATACAAGATGCATACAATCCACATACAATATACCCTATTCAATAATTGAATAGCCCACTATCCCTATCACGCGACACAGTAGAATACTACACAACACTGGACGGGAGTTATGGCTATGTTATGTATGTGGGGTGGGTAGTTATTGTTGGTTGTTATGTATATTTTGTAGGGAGTGTAATCTCCTATAGATGACAAGTGTCTATATATCGTATTCAATTAGATTAAAATCCCGCCTATTCTCACCTCAGAGTGGTCTTCTATTGTTATTATCATATGACATTTGACACGGTACATTTATTACATTAAGAAATCAGACTTGTTAAGGTTGTATGTTCTAGTGAAATGTAATATGTACCGTAGTACTTTCGTCCTGACTTATCTGGAAAAGTGTACCGCACCCTTGACAGAATCTAAAGTATGTAGTATACTTATGCTTAGTTAAAAGAAACGGGTTGCAGGTTTATCTTACTCGTGAGAGCGTGGAGTCACCCGGTCTGCCGTTTCCTAAGAGCAATATAGTTCTAGTAATTAGTAATAGTTCTTTAGTACTTAAGTACTTATATAGTAATTAATTATTTAGTACTTGGGGAAATTAGTTTAAGGAGAGAGAATGGATAAGTTCCTTTTAGTGATGTGGAGAATCATAGCTATAGTGTCTTCAATCTGTTGGATAGTATTAATATTGAGTAAAGACACTACTGCAAGTACTTTGATTATGATAGGGGTGGTTTGGATTTTATCCACTGTGGAAGTAAGATTTGGAGAGTTGAAGGAGAAACTATGATAGTTAATCAATTAGTACTTACAATCACAAATAAGGGTAATCAGGCTGAGATGAATATTAATCTTAATACTGATAACAAGCAGAGTATCCCTGCTGATGTGGAATTATCTAAACAGATACAAGAGTTCCTTGTGGGAGTTGCTAAGGGGATTGAGGAAAATGTGAATGCTACGAGAGTGGGTAAAAGTGGAAGCAAATCCTGATACCTGCTTAGTAGAGCTTATGATTACTAATGAGTTTGGGAGTAGGTTCTATAATGCTACTGACCTTGAGGATAGTTCCTTGGGGAATGTTATGGATGCGATAAGATGTGGGTTACTTGGAGCAGGTTACGCTCAGAGTGCGATTGATAAGTATATTAGGGATGAAGAAGCTAGAACATATCAGGAAACTGGAAGCGTGGAAACTTGGCCTCCGGGTTTCTATTCAGAGCCTGAGTAGGGGGTGACAGGTGATGTGTATAGTTGTTAGCAGGTACGACTATGCAGAACGTGGGTTCGATTCCCACCACCTCCACTACTGCGTACAATGAGGGCAAAATGCGGGGGTCGGTTTGATTCCGACATAAATCCGACTATGAGCGACCTGATTACGCAGTTCCATTGCAGGTTAGACTGGAGTGGTCCCAGCATCGGTTTCATATGCCGAACAAGGTGAGTTCGATTCTCACACCTGCTACAGAGCGGAGTACGCGATAGGGTAAAGCCTAGCGCACCATACTAACAATAAGCCTACGGCGGGCTATCCGCGAAAATCCCTGACGAGGGAAGCCGAACTTATCTAAGGAGAATATGGAAGATAGAGAATTAACAGTTAAGCAACTAACTAGATTAGTTAGGAAATACATCTTGAAGTGGAAGTCGAAATTATTCTTAGGAATGTGGAGGGTGGATTTTAATATAAGAAACTATCTATCCTCAGATATAGACTCATCTTTTCATGAAGTAGCACGTTGTTCTACGAAGTGGAACTACTTCACAGCGCTGCTAGAGTTTAGTCATGTGATGATGTCGAGTATGAAAGATGAGGAAATAGAACGTGTGATTATTCATGAACTTATGCATGTAGTTGTGAATGAATTGAGGGAGCATGGAATAGAGCATGAAGAACGAGTAGTAAGTCATCTAACAATGATACATACATTTATGGAGGGTATATGAAGAAACCCGTTACAAAGAAACCCAGCCCGAAGAAGAATTCATGGCAGAAGGCAGATGCACACATTGGGAAGCGCACAATGACGAAGAGTGACCTACCTGATAGTTTAACACAGCTTAAGACGAACCCTCTTAAGTATTTTGGTGAGCAACTTCGCGCAAGTGTTCGTAATTCTAAAAAGAAGAAATAGGAGAGATAAAATGTTTGGACAAAAGAAACTGAAAGATGAAATTGAACGGTTAGAACGATTACGTGTTATTGATAAAGAGGCTATCTGGGCGTTGTTAGAGCAATTGAGTGAAAACGGATTGTCGGTTGATGGACATACTTGGAGTTTGGTCACTCAATCATTGGAGCAATAATGGATTATCCTTTGGACGGAAGTCCGTCAACCACAGTACCAATAAGTAAGAAACTAAAGAAAGATGAAGTTGTGCATGTAGTCCAGTGTATTCATTGTTGGCATTCAGTACCAGTTAATAACTATTCTACTTGGGGTACACTTTCAGAAGAAGTATGTTGCCATTGTGGCACGCGAAGAAATCTACACGGACCTTATGTCCCTCATCCCTATCAGGGATTTCAAATTAAGACAGTGAGTTTAGATGGATAAAGAATTCTACGAAACAACCAAAACACGAATGGCTGCACTTCGAGAGCTTTATCGTACTCAGAGGAAAACCCGACCTGATTATGGCTTAGCTTGGACATATGCTATGAGCGGAGAGGGCGGAATTGTCCCAGATGAATTAGTTTGGAAACGGCGATACGAAGAATTAGCGGAGGAGAATAGAATATTACGGACACAGCTATGTGCATTGAGAGGGCGAAGTGTTGTATGAATACTACTGTAAAGTTTGTGATATCACCCTCATTAATGGAGAAGATGCCTTTAACCCAAGACCTACTGGACGGTGCTGGAAGTGCGGTGGCATTACTGTCAAAGTTATCACACCTCCCGCCGTACATTTTCATGGGGAAGGCTACACCGGAGCAGGAAGACAATCAAAGGAGAGAAATGGTAAATCCACATAAATACAAGCTGAGCGATATTCGTCCTTACGTTAACTCAGTTACGAATCAGCAAGCGAAGAATAGGTTGAATAAAGAAGCAGGGAAGATTCAAGACATTCAGATTTTTCCCGGTGAAGAAACAGTATGGGCAGGAACGATTAAGTTCTACCACTACCCCGTAGCCGTGCTGTTTGAGTTTGATGATATTGGTAAGATTCTGAAATACATGGCTGGGCTATCTCAATTACTTCCAGCTGGGGGATAATCAACCAGTTACTTCCATAGCCCACTTCGGTGGGCTTCTTGATTTATCATACCAATCCTGCTATAATTATGATATATAATATTGGAGGGTGTGATGCTGGGTACTAAGTTTGATTACAAACTACAGCAGTGGGTTGTATTTCTAAAGTCAACAGGTAAGATTATTAGTAAGCACGATACTGAGATAGAAGCCAAGGAAGCCTTAGCTCGTCTCAGGTCTAGTGGCACGGATGAAGAACGTAGCAGGAGACCTCGGTATTAATGCCAATAACACAGAGCTTTGTCGATTGGTGTTCTGATGTAAACAAGGGGTTTTGGATTCCAGATTCATATGACACAGAAACAGGACTACCTGCCGGACCCGGTAAGTTAAACTTGTTCGAACATCAGATACGCATATTAAAGCATGTACTTACACCCGACCCAATCACCGGGCTTTTTCCATATAGTACCATAGTGTATTCAGCGCCAAAAAAATCAGGAAAAAGTAAGTGTGCAGCGGCAGTAGCCTCATGGTATGCAGAATGTGCTGATGCAGAGATGGAAGTTTATTTGATTGCGAATGACCTTGAATCTGCTGAGGGTGTAGTATTTAAAGATGTAGCCTACCATTCAAAGAAGACTGGATATAGAACCCTCAAGGGAGAAGTACAACTACCCGGAGGAACTATAATTAAAGCGTTGGCTCAGTCATATCGTTCAGTTGCGGGAACACGTCATGGTCTTACCGTCTGGGACGAACTTTGGGGATACGGTTCTGAGGCAGCTAGACGGTGTTGGGATGAGTTAACTCCTATTCCTACAATCCCACAAAGCTTGCGATTTATTTCTACCTATGCCGGCTTCGAAGCCCAGAGTGATTTGCTGAAAGAGATATATCTCAAGGGGGTAGGTAAAGAAGAGCATGAGGAGGGACAAGGCAAGCCAGTACCGGGATTAGAAGACCTGCCCTGTTATTCGAATGGAGACCTGTTTATTTACTGGGACCACGAGCCTCGTATGCCTTGGCAAACGACACAATATTACGATTCACAGAGGGAATCATTACGTGCCTCTGCTTACATCCGACTTCACACTAACAACTGGGTAACAACTAATGAAGAGTTTATTCCGAAGGAATGGTGGGAGAGAGCCACTAAGCACTTTACTGGACCGGCAGATGGATGGTTAGGACATCCTTATTATAATCTACCGGTATCTATTGGAGTGGATGCAGCGATTAAGCGAGACTGTACGGCAATTGTAGGTTGTGTACATGATTCGAATATTGGCAAGACTATTATGCTGTTTCACAAGATATGGACTCCAATTAAGGGAGAATGGTTTGACTTAGAAGCAACGGTTGAAGCATATCTATTGGAACAAGCGAAGAAGTTTAATGTTATATCAATCCTATGTGACCCTGCACATTTACATCAGACTCTTACACGACTTAAGTTCAGGGGATTGCCCGTCGTGGAATACACCCAGAGTGTAACCAACATGGTGAAGGCAACACAGCAATTATATGATTCACTTAAGTATGAGAACCTGTGGTGTTATCCTGCTGATGACCTTACTAAACACATACAACTTGCGGTGGCTCAGACCACTGATACAGGATTTAGACTGGTTAAGAATAAGAGTAACTCAAAGGCTCATATGGATGGAGCGATTGCTACGGCTTTGGCTGTATATGATGCAGTAAAGAATTCAGGAATAGATTCAGGTGAGGTTCTTACTATTATGAATCCCTATTCTAATCAAGGTTCTAATAGACCAGACCCAGAACAGTTTCAGTTCCCGCCCGAACTCAGAACGCAATAAGGAGAGACTATGCTTGAAAATCCCAATCTAATAGCAAAAATAGATTTAGCTCGAACATTGGCAAAGAGTTGGCATGGGCCTATTCAGCATAGGCGAAACCTGTATCACTTCAAACACTATGAGGGTATGGGTAAACAAGTAGACGGAGAGACGCGGTATGCTGACCCTACCTACACTAATACTGTAGACTTGGCTGTTGGTATTCTACACTCTAATGATTTTCGTTGGCATGTGTACGGATGGACCCCCTCAGAGATGGATACACGAGATACCTCCTCAATTGAGAAGTATCTTGCAGGGACGATTCACGTAAACTCCCTGCGTGAAGAAGAGGACATACGCCTAGAAACCACAGCGGCTTTTGTACGTGATGGGGTTGCGGCTATCTACTCTGTATGGGACCCCAAAGAAGCCTCATACTATAAAGATAAGATTGATGAAGTAGACGTTGATTCGGAAGAAGGAATGGTATCTACTCAGTATTACAAAGAGACACCTATTATCGTTAAGGTGATTGACCCCTTATCTCTCTACGTTATTCCGGGTGGAGAGCATCGTTGGTCTGCTATTATGAAAGTTGAGCAGATGAATGTATGGGATGCAGAACAGAAGTATCCCGAACAGATTACACGATATGACCATCTCTCTATGATTGAGAAGATGGAAACCTTTGATGAGTTTATTGACTACTGGGAGATTGAAAAGGATTCCAGTGGCGCAAAGCGTAAGACCATTGTACGTAACGCCAGACTGTTCGGTGGTGATATTCTCAAGGACTTAGAGGATATGGCTGGATATGAATACCTGCCTTATACGATTGGTTTCTTTACTAATGATATGGGAGATGACCCCGCGCATTGGGTGAAGGGTTTGATTGATGTGCTGGAGAATTCAGTCTCTATGCTGGAAGTTGGCATTAACCGCCGCCAGCGTATGATTGATGTATTCACCGGGCTGCCTATTTTAGTTAAAGCAAAACCCGGACGTACCGTTAATCTGGATAAGTCACTTAACATCACTAAGATTGAAGACGGAGAAGAGGTTAGCTTCCCAGTATGGCCGGGAAATCCGCCTGATGTTAGCGACCAGTTGGAGTTCTTCCGTGGTCGTATTCAACAGTCTGGATTCTCAGAGTCTATGTACGGAAGTGCAAGTGGACTAGCGGGTTCAGGTTATGCTATTTCTCAAGAGTCAGACCAGAACCGTATTCGTCTCACTCAGCCTATTTCAAACCTGCAACTCTTCTGGACATTGTGGGCGAAGAAGATTCTCTCGATGACGGAGAAGTTTGCCAAGAAGTCCAAGATTCGAGTGTACGGCAGGGTACGAGGTAAAGACTTCGTTACTCTAGTTCCCGGTAAGGATAGTTCCTCATTCTTAGTTGAGTGCAGAATCCGTCCTGACTTCCCCTCAGAGAAGACACGTAAACATGCTATGGCTACACAGGCTAAGGGCACTCTCTCGGAAGAAACCTTGATGACAGAATATTATGATATTGAACAGCCTGATGATGAACGCAAACGCAAGATGATTGAACTTGCTCAGGCTAATCCAATTGCACAGCAGTATGCTATGTTCCTTAATCTTAAAGAACTAGCTGACGATGGGGATGAGATGGCTCAGTTATCTCTTGATGTCGCAAAGAGCCAGCTACCCAAAGCAGCACCTCCAGCAGAGGGAGGAGCACCTGAACAACCGATGGGGCTTCCTGCAACTACAGGAGCCGCAGCCGGAGAAGCTACAGCTAATGGACAGAGTGCACAGGAACAAATGGCAGCACAAGTAGCCTCTAGCCCTAAAATGGACGGGACAATATAGATGCCTATTAAAGAGGGAATGGTACAGCTTGCTAACGCAACCGGAGAAGCCTTACGTGGAATACGTAAAGCCTCTGGATTAACTACCGACAGGGAGCTGATGCAGTATAACAGTTTCAAACCAGAGGATTTCGATGCCATGTCTCAGATGTATGGACATGATTCAGTATTAGAATATATACGTGAGATGGAACTACGCCGACTCACGCCAATTAAGTAGGAGGTATTTATGCCATCAGTTCTTAAATCAGACGGAGGAGCCGGCTCAAAGAACGCAACTATAGGAAAGAAGAAACTTCTCCCGGTAATTACACCTACTTATATTGGGCCTCAGGTCAAACCGGCCCTCATAGGGCCTAAACTCCCCCCAGTAAACATATCTGCGAGTCTAGGAAAACCTGCAATAATCCCAGAGGTAGTTACAAAGCCCCCGTTACCAATTAAGGCAGCACCAACATCCTCCCCTACTATCAATATGGCCCCGGCTGAAACTCCAGAAGAGATGTTTGCCTCATGGTTAGCACATCCAGAATTGCAAATAGGACAAGGCGCAGAAGTAGCTCCAATCAATTCTAGTGCGGCTGGATATTTCGAAAAGATATTTGGACACAATACCGCTGTAATGCCTATTCAAGATACAAACTTTACAGCTCCTCCCAAGAAACCAGAAGAGCAGGTTGATTGGACTGGGGGAGGTGGAGAATATGCTACACAAGCAGAACCCTCAGCCCCGTCCGGCTCAACAGAACCAGCAGGTCCCGGTGAACCTTCTTGGGCTGAAACGTATCACATACCCGGAGCACCTGATTGGTGGAGGGGAGTTACACCCAGTTTCTCCAGTCCAGAGTTAGAGTATGCCGGACTATTAAATTCTATGATTCCATTCCTCTCATCGGAAGACCAGAGAAGTATGGCTACATACCTTTATACCTTATACCCAGATGCTTTTGGAACCTATAATGCTACTTTGGGTAACTTCCAAGGCGCTCCAACACAGCAGTTTGATTTGGAAGGCAGGAGAATTAATACTCAAACTAATGGTATTCCATATCTTGGTCAGGCGTTTAGTGATTCATACACTAGAAACACCTATTCACAAGAACGGGCTAATGCTATGTTAGCCGCTCTTGATACTGTAGCTTCAAAAATGCCAAAGACTGGCGGAAAGATGGGACCCGGTTATGCTTTTCTTAAGCAGGTCTCTTCCGCTGTTCGAGACTTAGGCGCAGTTGGAAATGCAATGCCAACACATCAGCAACTTACTCAACTCGTAGCCGCGCTTGACCCATTGATTGCTATGACACAATCAGATACACTTTCAGCATATGGGCCACTAGTTCGGAACATGACCACTCCATTTATGTCGGCGGGAAGAGTTATGCCGGTGTCCAAAATGCAAGACGGGTCATACATATTCGGAGAAGCAAATAAGAGTTTATTCTAGGAGAGTCTATGCCGTTCATGAAACCAGCAACTCCTACTACAAAGTTCTGGAAGAATAAGGACTTTAAACCACAAGTTAAAGGGATATCAAAGGCAAAAGAAGTCGCAGCAAAACTACGTGCTCCTAAGCCTTCTATTAAGTATGCCTTGAGTCCCAGCCTACGGGTGAAACAACCTGTATTCTACAATCCCGCCACGAATGAGATTAATGAACGTGAGGGTGTTCAAGGGTTGTGGATTACTAATCCAAGCTACCCTAATAGTCCTAAACTTGTGTGGGGCAAGGAACGCGCAGATGAAATCTCTCTTGGTAAGGGATTTATTGTTGAACCGGCTGTGTATGATACAAAGACACAGGTTGCTGCCTCCTATCTTACTGGAGGTGTAAATCCAGACTTAGATGTTGCTCGTACTCTGGTTGATGGACGAAAGAAACAGAAGATGGGCACAAGAGACTTAGACCAGTTTCTTGAAAGAGATGCAGTAGAAGAGGTTGATACCTTTAAGAAGAAGGGTTATAACTTCGTCCGTATCACTAAGGACCTAAGCAATGAAGAAACTATCGCGGCATACAAGGATATAATTGCAGACAAGGCAGGAAACTACTTTGGAGCGTCTTCAATACAGAAGACAGGAAGTAACGTTGTTTATATTGAAAAGCCCGGAGAACCCGGAACAGTAACCGCAATGGAGATTTTCGAAGATAGAATTCATCCATTTAAGAAAGGTGAATTCTGGAAGTTTAAGAATTGGTTTGACCTCTCAAACATCTCCTCTACTCTACTCATCCCTGCTGCTGATATTGCAGCACCTCGTTCACCTGTTAATGTAGCTACTCAGCACTCCTCATTTGCACGTTTATTAAAGACACACATCATTGACCCCTTCCTTTTAACCGGGAAGACTATATTACGTACGGGCAAGGGTGTTATTGACGCGGCTACAGCGGAAGACTGGATAACCCCAAAGGGAGCCGCAACTGCTGTTAATGCTACTATTGAAGATATGACCGACCTTTGGTCAAGATGGCTAGTTGATGCGAAAGAAGCACGAAGACAAGTTAAGGCTGATGAGAACCTATCGGACCCAGTGTTTAATGAGTGGGCTATTAAAATGGCTACAGCTCAGGCTCCCGGCTATGCTCAGGAGATTAGAACAAGGGCCGAGAAGGAACTTGAGGTATTTGAATCTGAGGCAAATAGCGCGGCGACTATATATCGAGAACAAGCTGATGTAGAAATGAACGCCGGTAACACTGAACAAGCCCTTGCCACAAAGATTAAAGCTATTGAAGAAGATAGAAAGATTCTCAAAACTCGTATGACTGATGACCCACTAACCAGATTTATAGACACGGCTGACCTCGGTGTATATGAATCATGGACATGGCAACACCGCCCAGAACTTGAGGCTCAGTTTATGCACGAGCTGGCCTCAGTTGAATTTCAACTCGGTAGACCCCTTACACACACTGAGATTGATGGAATAAAGCAAAACTATGTTGACATTGGATTGGAGATGGTCGGTGATATTGCATTTGACCCCACTACATATACCGGCGTAGGTCTTGTTGATGGCGCTCCAATGGCGCTCAAGAAATTAGTTGGGGCCGGTGCAGGAGAAATAAAGCCAATACTGAACAACTTTGAAGTATTTACCAAAACTATTCGTGAAGTGGAAGAAGTAGCCAAAGCCTCCGAGAGTAGAGAGATTGGTACAATTGGACACTGGCTAAATAAGAAGGGTACAATCGGTCTTGGTGATGCTATTATGGAACAGGTAAGTAAGTTATCTGTAGTGTCACAAGCCAAGAAGCTGGAACGTGATACCTACATTGCAGCGTCACAGATTGCCTCATTCTCTCGTAGAAAATCCAGTCTTGCGGGTTATGACTTGCAGGTTCTTACTGCGAAGGTTGCGGAAGTAGCTGCCGGAAAACATGGTGTAGACTTTGCAACCAATCTTAAGAATGCGATATCCGCTGGGATTTTACCACGACTTAGCAAACGTATGATTGATATATTCGTCAAGATGGACTCATCTGTTCCCTCAAAGAGATGGGCTGACTTGGCGTTGGATGCTATACAGAAGATTGAAGCTAGAGAGAATGCAGCGGCTATCACGAGACTGTCTCTGGATGTGAACAGGAAGAATTCCAAATTAGATTTTACCAAGCTACTTAACCGAGAGTGGTCAGAAATGCTACTCGATAAGGCTAAGCTACGCGAGTTTATTGAACCTATTGCTCGTCAAAAGGCAGTAGTGGAAATGGCTAAGAACCCCGGTAAGTATCGGACTATTAGTGAAGCAACAAAAGCCATGATTGACCGTATGCATACAGCAGAGCAGTTAG